TGAGCAAGCCCAGGCTTTCAGCCAGGTGGCGGCCGCCCAGCAAAAGGTGGAACAACTGCAGTGGAACCTGAACTATTTGCTCAGCGGGCCGGATACGATGGAAGTGCAGCAGGCCGATGCAGCCATCGCACTGGCCAAGAAGAAAGACAAGCTGCTGCAAGACAAGAAGCTGGCTGAAGAGAAACTCGCGCTTGAGAAAAAGAAGCAGGCCGAACTGGACAAGCTAGACAAGCAAAAGCAAGCCAAGGTCGCCGCCGACAAGGCAAAGGAACAGCGCCTGCAAGAGCAGAAGGAAACCAATGCATTGGATTTCGTTTGTCAAAAAGCCATGAAGCGCATGGCCGGTCTGGCCGGTGCCGGTGGCAATGGCTCGCCCAATTCAACCAGCACGTCGCTGGAGGCCAAGTCGTTATCGGTGAGCTACCAGGGGCGCATCCGTTCGTACATCAAGCGCTTCCACATCTACACTGAAAGCGTCAACGGCAACCCGACCACCGAGATCGAGTTGCGCACGTCTTCGGACGGCAGCATCCTGAGCCGCCGCATCACCAAGCCCAGTGGCACCAAGTCGTGGGACGACGCCGCACTAAACGCCATCGACAAGGCAGAGAAGCTGCCGCTCGATGAAAACGGCCGATCACCTTCTCCGATGGTCATCATCTGGTCGGCGCAAGAGTTGGGGCGCTAGGCACCCCGCAAAGCGTCAGTCGTAGGCGATGACGGCGCGGCCCTGATCTGCCTGCGCCCGCCAACTCGCCAGTGCCGCATCGGTGGGGAAAAACTTCGCTTCCTCGCCCAACGCCAGCACCACCTCGGCACCCTTGCAACCGTCCACCGGCTCGTCCACGGTGCGTGCCAGTTGCAGGCGCACGCCCAAGCCGCGCACCAGTTCGCCCTGATCGGATTGCTCGCGCTGCGCCGGGAATTCTTTGACCAGCCGCGCAATGTCGGGCGCGCGGCCATTGACCATCACGCGCAGGTACTTGCCAAAGCGGCAGCGCGCCTGTTCCAGGCTCCAGATCTGCTGGATGGTGAACTGCATACCGCCCGAAAAACGGTCCGGTTGCGCCTTGCCCATGGCGATGATGAGTTCGTCGTCTTTCAGCAAGCCTTTGTGCGCGTTGAGTAGCGCCTCGTCGGCGCGCGCCTCGATGGTGGCGGACTTGTCGTCTAGCTTGAAAAGGCCAAGCTTGCCGCGCTGGCCGTTGATCACGCGCAGGTCATTCACGATGCCGGCCAGCAACTGCGGCTCGCGCGTGTCCAGCAGTTCTTCAATAGGGCGCTTGGCGAATTTGCGCACCTCGGTTTCCACCTCGTCAAACAAGTGGCCGGAGAGGTAGTAGCCGACAGCGGTTTTCTCAAACGTTAGGCGTTCTTTCACGCCCCAGGGCATGACCTCGACCAGGTCGGGCTCTTGCGTGCTGGAGCCGTGGCTGTCTTCGTCTGAGTCGCCCATGTCAAACAGGCCGCACTGGTTGGCGTTCGCTACCGCAGCGGCAGCAAAGTCGAAGGCGCGGTCGATGGACGCCACCAGGCTGGCGCGGTTCAGTTGCAAGGTGTCGAAAGCTCCCGCCTTAATCAATGCCTCGACGCAGCGCTTATTCAGGCGGCTGCGCTCCACACGGCGGGCGAAGTCAAAAAGGCTGGTGAACGGCCCGGCTTCTGCCGTCGGCCCCCTGCCCTCGCGCGCCGCCACAATCGCCTCGATGGCCTGCTGGCCGGTGCCCTTGATAGCGCCCAGGCCGTAGCGAATTTGCTTGTCGGAAATCGGCTCAAAGCGGTGAAAGCCACGGTTGATGTTGGGCGGCTCAAAGCTCAGGCCCATCTTCTCGGCGTCTTCAAACAGCACCTTCAACTTGTCGGTGTCGTCCATTTCCACCGTCATGTTGGCGCAGAAGAACTCGGCCGTGTAGTGCACCTTGATCCAGGCCGTGTGGTAGGCCAAGAGCGAGTACGCGGCGGCGTGCGATTTGTTGAAGCCGTAGCCGGCAAACTTTTCCATCAAGTCAAAGACCTCGTCGGCCTTTTGCTCGTTGATGTTGTTCTTTGCCGCACCGGCACGGAATATGGAACGGTGCTCGGCCATCTCCTCGGCCTTCTTTTTGCCCATGGCCCGGCGCAGCATGTCGGCACCGCCCAGCGAGTAGCCGCCCAGAATCTGCGCGGTCTGCATCACCTGCTCTTGGTAGACCATGATGCCGTAGGTCTCGGACAGCATTTCGGCCACCAGCGGGTGCGGGTACTCAATCACCTCGCGCCCGTGCTTGCGCGCCACAAAACTGGGAATCAGGTCCATCGGCCCTGGGCGGTACAGGGCGTTTAGCGCAATCAAATCTTCCAGCCGCGTGGGCTTGGCATCACGCAACATGCCCTGCATGCCGCGGCTTTCAAACTGGAACACGGCCTCGGTCTTGCCCTCCTGAAATAGGCGGTACACCTTGGCGTCGTCCAGCGGCAGGTTCTCGTAGGCAAAGCCCTCCTGGCCCGGATGGCGCTTCATGATGAACTCCCGCGCAATCTCCAAAATGGTGAGCGTGGCCAAGCCCAAGAAGTCGAACTTCACCAGGCCAATCGCCTCCACGTCGTCCTTGTCGTACTGGCTCACCGCCGACTCGCTGCCGGGCTGTTGGTAGAGCGGGCAAAAGTCGGTCAGCTTGCCCGGCGCAATCAGCACGCCACCCGCGTGCATGCCGATATTGCGTGTCAGGCCCTCTAACTTGCGGGCCAGTTCCAGCAGGGTTTTGACGTCTTCTTCGCGGGCTTCGCGCTCCGCCAGAATCGGTTCAGCCTCGCTGGCATAAACATATTTGTCGTTCTTTTTGCCATCGGTCGGCGGCAGTTGCAGCGTGACGCTGGTGCCCGGCTTGTTGGGGATGAGCTTGCTGATGCCATCGCAAAAGGTGTAGCTCATGTCGAGCACGCGGCCAACGTCGCGCACCACGCCGCGCGCGGCCATGGTGCCAAAGGTGGCGATCTGGCTCACGGCGTCTTTGCCGTATTTGTCCTTCACATAGTCGATCACCAAATTGCGGTTGGTCTGGCAAAAGTCGATATCGAAGTCGGGCATCGACACCCGCTCGGGGTTCAAAAATCGCTCGAACAGCAGCTTGTATTTGATCGGGTCCAGGTCGGTAATCTTGAGCGCATAGGCCACCAGCGAACCAGCGCCAGAACCTCGTCCCGGCCCGACCGGACAACCATTCTTTTTGGCCCAGTTGATGAAGTCGCCCACGATCAAAAAGTAGCCGGGGAAGCCCATCTTCAAAATGGTGCCGATCTCGAATTCGAGGCGCTCCACGTACTCGGGCATACGCGCTTCGCGCTCGGCTTCCTGGGGATACAAGTGCGCCATGCGCTCCTTCAAACCTTCATGCGAGGCGTAGCGGAAATACTCCTCGGGCGACATCTTCTGCCCATTGACTTCGGGCGTCGGAAAGTCCGGCAACTGCGGCTTGCCCAGCACCAGCGTCAGGCTGCAGCGCTTGGCAATTTCCAAGGTGTTGGCAATGGCTGAGGGAATGTCGGCGAACAGCGCCTCCATCTCCGCCATCGACTTGAAGTACTGCTCGCGGGTGAAGCGCCGCACGCGCTTGGCGTTACCCAAAATCTCGCCATCGGCAATGCACACACGCGCCTCGTGCGCCTCGAAGTCGTCGGGCTCAGTGAACTGGACCGGGTGCGTGGCCACCACCGGCAGCTTCATGCGGGCGGCCAGTTGCACAGCAGCCATCACCTGCGGCTCGTCGTCGGGGCGGCCAGCACGCTGCAATTCCAGATAGAAGCGGTGCGGAAAAATGCCGGCCATTTGCAGCGCCACGTCATGCGCACGCGCCGTGTCGCCCTGCACCAGCGCCTGCCCTACCGGGCCGGCCTGCGCGCCAGATAACGCAATCAGGCCTTCGTTCAATTCTTTGAGCCAAGCCAGCTTGACCACGGCGAGTTGCTTGCCGCCGGTGGTCAGCACGTTTTGCGTGTAGGCGCGGGCAATCAGTTCGGAAATATTCAGGTAGCCATGCTTGTTTTGCACCAGCAGGACCATGCGGGACACCGCCAACATGTCCCCACCCAGACCTTCCAGCACAACCTCTGCGCCAAGGATGGGTTTGACGCCTTTGCCGCGCGCTTCCTTGTAGAGCTTGATGGCGCCAAACAGGTTGGACAGGTCGGTGATGGCCAGAGCCGGTTGCTTGTCTTTGGCTGCGGCTTTGACGACTTCGTCGATGCGGCAGGTGGAGTCGACGACCGAGAATTCGGTGTGGAGGCGGAGGTGTACGAACATCTTTCCATTGTAGGTTTGTGGGGGGCTACAACCCGTTTACTGCCGTGGTGGCGGGTTTTCCCGCGGGGCTTTTGTAGTCGCCCCCTTGAAGCCGCGCGCGATATTTGACATGAATTCTGCGCGATATTAGCCCACAGTTTTCTTTGCTCTACACGCAAAGGAATTACAGGGCAGAAAACAAAAGGTCACGGCCGGAGCTTGGGGAGTGCTCTACAGGCCAAAAAATGGCCGCATAGAGCGGCCTAGGCATGAGGGCAATGCACCCTATCGCTGATCATCGGGTAAGTTCAACCGGGCGCATTCATAGGCCTTTTGGCAGTGGTCATCCCCGAATATCCAATCAATCAACGGGCGAAACTTGCCATAAAACAGGCCCCTAGTCTCAGCTCGCCAGGCTGCGCTGCTGAAGCTCTCAAAGGGATAGGCAGCACCCAGAGTGCACAGACTGAATAGAAAACAGTCTGCAATAAACAGGATGTTGACCAGGCGGCTCATTTTTCAGAGAGTGCTGTATTCGTGACCTCACGCATGGCCATCATCAATAAGGGCCAAAACATAGGTACATAAGGACGAAATTCCACCGGGAAATATCCACTGAAAAACCCACCTTGCGCATCCAAACCGGTCAATAGGGCGCCAATGATGGCTGCCCAATAGGTCTTACTTTTAAGGCGCTGAATTAATACTTCCATGTTGCGACTCCAATCACTGCAAAAAAGATGGTTGCAAAATAAATAAGGATGGCAATCCAAACGGCGCGGCGGGACATTACAGACCCAACTTTGCCTTTTCAACCCGGCCCCACTGGCGCACCGCCTCCACAAAGGCCCCGAATACAGTCATTGCCTGCATTTCATCGCTAGCAGGGCTGTATAGGCCAACTGCAGCACCAACGCCAATGCGCGCGAAATACATTTCGTCATCGATCGAGTAGCTCTCGCGAATCTTCTGAATCATTCGCTCGCCAATGAGTTTTACCTGCGGGCTTGCATTCTTGATTTGCTCTTTGAGCACCGGATCCAATGGAGTTGGCAGCAGCTCAATACTGGCTGCGATGGCGGCAGGCTGGTTGCTCGGGAGCACGTAGCCATCAAAAAGGGCAACGATCGTGCGGCCATCAGGCAAGGTGGCCAACTCTTGAGCCGCCTGCTCTCCGGGTTGCGGATCTGGCAGACGCAGGCTGTGGGTGGTAACCGAATCGATAACTCGACGGAAGGCGATTAAAGAGGTCATTGTGCTTATCTTTCAGGTGGGTTAAGAGCGGGCGGAGTGAGCAAGTGCGCTTGGCATGCCCCAGGCGCGAAATAATGGATTCGAGTTTTCCCCGGCGGGCATCGGATCGCAGGGCGCTGACGATGCGCGGACGCACAAAGCGGCCTCTTGACCAGGTGCGAAAACCGACAAAATTGGCGCCCCGTTTGATTGGATGCAGGCTGTAATGGCTTATCTCCAGACCCAGAAGCGCCAGGTGCTTGCGAATGCCGTCCAGCCATAGCAAGCCAGTTTCCCGATCGGGCGCCAGCATGATGCTGTCATCCATGTAACGGCCGTATTCCTTGATCTTGAGATGGCGTTTGCAGTAGTGGTCCAGGCTGTTGAGATACAGGTTTGCGAAGGTCTGGCTCATCAGGTTGCCGATCGGCACACCGGTGGGCTCTGGGCGTTGCGCAAATGCATGCATGAGCTCCAGCAAGGGCTTGCACTTGATGATTTTGGAAAGCAACACTTGCAGCACGTCACGGTCGATGCTGTAAAAGAACTTGCGCACGTCGACGTGCAAAACCCAGTCGGTACGCGGTGCCCGGCGCATTGCCGCCTGCAGCCAATCAGCTGCCACATGGGTGCCCTTGCCTACCCGGCAAGCAAAGTTGGTGTGAATGTAATGGCGCTCAAAGATGGGCGATGTAACTGCGTAGATCGCATGCTGCACCACCATATCCCGAAAGCTTGGCGCTTCAATCAGGCGAGGTTTACGGCCATCCTTAACCCAGAACCGACTACAGGGGTGCGGCTGATAGTTTTCAGCCAGCAGATCGGCCTGGATCAATGCCAGATTGGTTCCCAGGTTGCGACCAAACTCAAAACAAGCTCTGTGGCTCAACTTGCCACGGCTAGCCTGCTGATACGCCGCCAACAGCGCATCCGTTGTGCAAATACGCGGATACAGATTGCCTGCGCGCTTCATGCCAAAGCTCCCAGACCAATTTTCGGAAGGCGGCCAACATGGGCTGCGACTCGTACCAAAGGGTGTGCAAGCAAAACATTTCGCCGTAAAGCGCGACGGGGGCTCCCTCTTCGCCAGGCGGCACACACCGCATGAGGCGTATTTGGCGGAGAGTCGGAGCGGAACCCATAGTTCGTGTTCGAGTTGGACCGAACGTTGTTCAAGTTCAGCGCCCAGACGCCGGAGATCGCCCCGTTCGTCCAGTTGCCGCCCGAGATCACACAAAGCATGTTAAGCCCCCGCCGCATTCATGGGCTCACGCCCTTGAATGTCTGCGCCCACGGCCATCTGGCCATGGACTTCTTGATTGACCCATCCCCCAATCATTCGCCCCAGCTCATCAACCAGGCGCAGGATCACTAGGTGGCGCCGGTCACCCGGTGCAGATGTGTCCTTGCGCCCTGCGCTGAAGTCAAACAAGCCCAGCTCGTGCGCCAGGTTGATCAGCATGCGCAACTGCTCATGCCGAATATCCAATTGGGTCAGGGTGGTTTTCTTGTGATAGCGCTTTTGGGCCTCAGTCACAAGGTTGTACACATAAACAAATGCCACGCGAATGGCTTGCGTCAGGCTGTGCTTGTGGCAGTTTGGAAAGTGGGCCAGGTAACCCTCTAGGGCAACTGCAAAAAGCACCAGCTTGCGGTGCAAGCCAGCTTCGGCGTGGATGGTTTGCTTGAAGTGCTTCATGGGGACAGGGATGCCTAATCGCTAGCGCTCAGGCCATCACAAATACGAGGCGGAGCGGAACCCACAGGCCGTGCGCGAGTAGGACCGAACGTCGGCCAAGTTCAGCGCCCAGACGCCGGAGAGCGCCCCGTCCGTCCAGAGGCCGCCCGAGATCACACAAAGCTCATTTGGACGGTTGTCGTACATGTAGTCGACGCCGAACTGATTCGATCCACCGGTGCCGCCGACCAGCGGAATACCCGCACCAGCCACAGCCCATGCGGTGCCGCTGGTAGCAGCAGAAAGCACCTGAGCGGCGGAGCCAAAACCCTTGTTCGCAATGGCTGCCGTCATGCTTTCGTAGGTGGCACCCAAGCTCGTGTACATGGCCGCCAGGCCAGTTGCGCCCCATGCGTCAGTCGCTAGCGTATTGCCGGATGTGATGGTGGTCACATCAACCGACGTGTTCAGCAAGTAGTAGTTCACACCATTGCTGGTCAGGCCAAAAGGCTCAATGCTCCACAGCGTGCCGTTGAGATCAGCAATGCCACAGTTCTGTCCATTATGCGTGGTCTTGCTAAAGAAATTAGCACTACCGGTCTTGCCGCAATTGGTCGCCGTGCCATCGTCCAGATAAGCAATGGTGGCGTCATTCGCGTCCGACAACGCGTTATTGTTGTTGCCCTTGGGAAAGTTTGTAGAACCCGCGCTGTACCAGGCGCAATAAGTGGTGCCACTGCTGGCACTTCCATGCGCATTGGCGAGCATGGCCAGGGCGGAGCGGATAAAGCGGCTCATCACAAAGAACGATGCGCCACGGGTCTTAGCTGCGGCAATCGTGCCGTGAAACGCATTCGCTGGCGCACCAGTTAATGTGGCAAATGCGGTGCTGGCAACACCGCCGCGCTGTGCGCTAGAAAGTGGCACGCCATTCTTCAAGCTGGAGGCAGTGCCACCATTGTTGGAGCAGAAATACTTGTCAACAAACACACCGGGGCGCACGGTGTTTCCGTTGTAGAACGCGCGGTGTAGGGCATAGCCAGCAGCGTTGGCAGTGGCAATGTCTGCGAAATACGAAAACGCTTTGATATCAATGACGTTGAGCGCAAAGCCGTTGGCGCCGGTGCCGTACTTGTAATAGAAGGCCGGGATGTACACCATGATGCTGCCGTCCGTGTACTGGTAATTTCCGTACGTGTCGGAGGCCGGATCTTCAGTGCCATACAGCTTTGCAAAGTTCGCAGGCAGGCTGGGCGCAATACCAACACCAAAGCCCTGCTGACCGGCTACGCCGATGTTATTGATGGCGCCTGCACCAATGGCAGAGCCAATGCGAATGCCGTTGGGGAAGCTTACGGGCGAGCCGTCAGGGGTTTGAACGGCGCGGGTAACGAGTGTGCTCATGGATTTCTTTCGAGTGGGTTAGTGGATTGACCAGGTGGCGAAGTCGTTGATCGTGACGGTGATACCCTCGGCGATCGCGATCGGCCCAGCGCTGGCAGCGTTGTAGTCGCTACTGATGCTGATGTTGGCGTTGATCTCACGCGGGTTTAGGCGAATGGGGCTGTCTGGGTTGGTTGCCTGCGCCAGGCCTGCACTAACCGCAGCAGCTGCAGCACTGGCAGCAGCTGCTGCAGCATTACCTGCTGGGCTTTGTGCAGTCACAGCGGCCTGCGCAGCGGCACAGAGAATGCGGTCAGCTTGCGCTGCCAACGCATAGGCGGCAATGGCATTGGAGTTGGCCTCAATCCAGCTCAGGAATGCCGGATCCTGCCCGCTGCGGGTCTGCTGCCAGGTCAACCAGGCTTGCATGGCTGCATCAAATGCAGCCGGATCGCCGCCGTAGACATTGGGAGTGGTGGCGGGCGCCGGGGAGAGTGTGGGTATGGTCATTTGGATTGGTCCTATCGGTAGCCGGAAATTTCTAGCGCCAAAGTGATCTGGCTATGCGACTGGATTACCGGCACAGCGCGCACGTAGCGACCAAACACGTTTGCTGCAACCAAGTCGTTTTGGTCAGGGGCGCACACCCACAACATGGGCTCGCCAATATGCGCAGCTAAAAATCCGCTCAAACGGTTATGAGCGGAACGCTCCAAGGTCAAAGCACCGCTTGCTCCTTTGCTGTAGCCACGCTCCACGTTGACCGGGTTGTCCAGGCTGTCCAGGTAGTGGCGGCCCCGGTCTTCGATAGGACTGGAAAAGCCGTACTGGGCATGGCCAACAAAAAACTGCTTTCCTATTACGCAAAGACCACATGCCGCAACAGCCGCCGGGGCAGTAGAAATGCTGATCGTGACGGAGCACGTAGGGCTGCTGAGCAAGCCACTAAAGACAGCCGCATCTGTTTGAGAGAGATCCTCAAAGCAAAAACTGTAATACGTGCCATTGGTGGATTGCAGGGTACGGGTTTCGGTATGGATCTCGGTGGCACCATCATCAACGGTGATCGTCACGCTTTGACCCACCAACCCCATCAGACCAATGCAGGTAAAGCGCCCAACCTCCAAAGTCCACGTCAGCCCGCCAACAGCAGTGCTGGCGGTTTGCACGCTGGTATCGAACATTGCAAGGCTATTGATGGGTCCAGCATCGACCCACCACAAAGGCTCGGTCACCGGATCGTGTCCGATATTGGCGGCTTGGACGCTGGTCCAGTTGCGCCCGGCCTTGCTCGCAACCGCATTGGCGGCGTAGGTTGTCCCTGCCAACCAGGCAGCAGCATCGACCGCATTGGTCGCAGTTAACACGCCTGGCGCGGTGCAATCGATGGGCGGAATGGCGATCATGCTGCCACCTGCGTCTTCAAGGGCTCAGCCGGATCGGTGTAGACCAACACGCCGTTTTTATCCATGCGCCGGGTAGCATCAGCCGTCAGTGCTGCATGGGTGGCAATGGCCTCATTTTCTCGGCTATTGGACCGGTGCATTGCAGCCAATTCACGGCGCAGGGCTCGCACTTCAGACAGCAAGTCTGCATCGCTGGCGCCACCCAGCAAGCCGCGCGTCTGACTGGCACTAAAGATGCGGCTGGGGCCGGTGAACTCCAGTTCAGGTCCGCCCTCGCCCACAATACGCAGGCCACCAGCGTGATAACCACCAGCCTCGAAAGCGGGAGTGCCGCCAAGAGCTCGCACCAGGGCGCGCTGGCGCTCCAGCTCAGCGGATGCAGTACTTACCTGGGCAGCCAGGTTGGCCAACACGCTAGCCTGACCGTAGGTGCGATCGTATACGCCACCTGCCGAATAGAACGCAGCCTTGAAGGCCGCGAAATTGCCGGGATTTCCAGTGATCTGGTTGTAGGTCGCAGAAAACTGGCCTGCACTGTCCACTCCAAATTGGGCGGTGTTTCCAGACTGTCCGGCTTGCGCCTGCAATGTGAGTCCATATGCAGATGCCAGCGACCAGATATCGCCAATGGATGCTTTTACGCCACCAACAGCCGTTTGCTGATTGGCCACAACAGACTGATAGGCCTGGGCGGTTGAAAGTCCAGTTTGATTGAGGGCAGAAATCTTGCTTTGGCGGACACGCTCCTCTTCGGCCGCCTTGGCGATCGCTACGCGCTCAGCCTCTTGTGCCTGCTGAATACCCGCCATGGTGTTGATGCCACTCAGGATCGACGCAGCCAAATCATTGCCCTTGGTAATGGCGGCAGTGCTTTTGGCTACGCCATCCAAGCCCAGGCCACTGGACACCAAGAGATTGCCGAATCCCCCTGCAATTGCCGCTGCAATGCTGGTGTTTTCCAGCGACTGCAGCACGCGAAGGCTGTTCATTGCCTCTTCGACAGACAGGGTTTTACCCTCAACGTCGACCAACTTGCCAACCACTTCTTTGAGGGTATCAAGCTGCTGCTGCGCAATGGTCTTTTGCTGTTCTGCAATGCTTGCGGTAGCGTTGGCTTGTGCTGCCAGTCTTGCGAGCTGCAGATCAGCTTCGGCACGGCTGGAGGTCGCCACAATGCGCGCAGCCAACTGGTCGCCCACGCCTACCGCTTTAGATGCAGCTCCAGCATCACCCAAGCGAGCCAGGTCAGACAATCGAGTGAACTCGCCCCGCAGATACGCCAGCGACTGCCCGACTCCAGTGGTGCCTGCAAGACTTTGCGCAAAGTCTTTGAAGATGTCCTGGATGTTTCCAAAGCGGCTTGCCGTGTCGGACAGGGCGCTGGCGGCACTATTGAATGCGTCCACAAGATCAGTTTTGGCGACCGTCACCAGGTCACGCAACTCAGCAAATGTGCTGGTGATGGTCTTTCCCAGGGCATCGCTCAGGTCTTGCGTAGCCTTCTTGGCCGCTGCAGCCGCATCCGCCACTTGCGCGAACTCAGGCGCCAAAGCCAGCATGACGGCATAGGTTTTACGACCAGCATCGTTGGTCAGGTCCAGCGACTTAACCACCTCGCGAAAAGCTTCTTTGGTCGCAGGCGTAGCAACCCCAACCATGGAAAGGCCATTGGCTACGTTGTCGGCCGTGTTGGCTAGGCGCTCGGCATCCGTCCAAAACAGGTCGTAATAAGCCTTGCTGGCTGTGGCCATGGCATCCAATCCACCAAAGGCATCGGCCAATTTGCTGGCGGCATCACCACCCGACAAGCCCACCTGGTACAGACTGTGATCAAGCAGAGACAACCAGGAATTGACCGTGATGATGCTGTTGGATCACCGGGCCAAAGTAGTGCTGGCGGTCTCGCCGTTTTTAGCAAGGCTACCAATGGATGGGGCAACAGCCACAGCAACTTCATCGGCAATGCTGGCGAACAGGTCGGCAATGGCTTTTTTGTTGGCCTCTGCATCGCCCGAGAGCGCCAATGTGATGTCTTTGCTGTAGCCCAAGACACGCTTTGCATCAAGGCCTAGCGACATCGCCATGGCAGAGGCTGCAAACTGAATGGATGCAAAGCCACTTCCCAAGCTGTCCGTAGCATCCCGGCTCATCGCACTGTAGTTGGTGCCCGAGCTGGAGCCGCTGCCTCCTATGCCAAAAAATCCGCTTGATCCATCGTTGCGCCACGACTGATAGTTACGACCGGAAAAGCCCGCATTGCTGAACTTTCCCGAAATTCCTGAGCCGGTGGTGTATTCATGGCCGCCACCAAAAGCACTATCTATCCAACCGCCTAAAGCACCACCAATGGCAGACCCAAGCGGCCCCCAGATGGCACCTACGCCCGTGCCAATGGCCTGACCCCACTTGCCACGACTAGCCGCATCAATCGCACTGACGGCGGCATACACATAGCCCGCATTAGTCGCGAAGTTTCCGATGGCTGCGGTATTGCGGCCAATGGCGCCACCCAGCTCTTGCAACGTGCTGTTGCTTGAGGTGGACAACCAGCTGCCCAGACTGCCTGCACTAGACGCTGCAGATCCACCAAAGTCCGTCATCCAACCCTTCATGCTGGAGAGCATGCTGGCGCCATTGACTGCGGCTGCCGCACCCCCAGAGGCGCCGCCCGCTGCGTTGGCCGCACCACTTAAGCCCATCATGCTGCTCACACCCATGGACACCGGGCTCACGATCGCGCTGATCACGGGCTGAAGCACCAACGTTTTGAACATGTTGACAACCGTGTCACGGAAGTTTTCAGCAAACCCCTTGCCACTTTCCCATCCACGCATAAGGGCGTCGGTGAGGGACTGGTTGATGCTGTCAGAGGTCCTTTTCCACTCATCTGCAGCGCTCTTTGCGGCTTTGCTGGCAGCCTCACCGTCTTGCCCTGCAGCGGTCAGATTGCGCTGTTCTTTGAGCAGCTTGATGCGCCGCTCCATCATGTCGATCTCTTCCTGTGATGAGTTCTGCAAATTCATCAGGCTACGCACTTGCTCTTCGGTAGCGAGCGCATCATCCAAGCGGCGCAGGCGCAGCAGGTCCAGCGCCTCGGCACTCAGGCCGATCTCCTGGTTGTGCTCAGCCAGTTTGGTATTGGACTCCTCCAATACCGACAGGTCCTTGAGATTGGCATCTCTATAGGCGTCTGCGGCTTTGGCGGCTGACGCCAATACCTTTGCACTGGCTTCAGCCGCCTTGAGGCCATCTTCTGCAGCTTTTTCTCGCTGATCCAAAACTGCCTTCACGCCGGGCTGACTGTTGACCAACTCATTGACCGCGCGGTTGTATGCCTCTTGCGTCAACAATCCATTTTTGTGCATCGCCGAAAGCCGGTTGACCTCATCTGCATAGTTGCCAGTGAAGCCCGAGAGTCTGGCCAACACTTCAGATTGCTTTTGCGCCTCTGCGGCTGCGGCCTTCAGATCAGTTACATGCGCCTGCGTTGCAGTCTTGGCAGCTTCGCCGCCTTGGCGTTGAATTCGGGCCTGCGCCTGAGCGTTCACGGATGCTGATGTGGTGACGGCATCGCGCGCGGACAAGATGGCTGCGGTCGTGGCATCCACTTCACGTCGGGCTGCGGCTGAGTCCGCCACCATTTTCTCGTGGATGGCCGCTGCTGCTGCAAAATTCCCCGACAGGATCTGCTCGGCCTGGGCCTCCAATCCACGCAGCTCCATCCACACTTGTGTCAGCACATATTTGACGTTGAGACCCAGCACTGCAACCGTTTCAAACACCTTGGCCAGCGCCTCCTGTACTGTGCCCATGGCACCCGCTTCTTTGGCGTTCGCGCTGGCTGCGCTGGTCATGCTATTGAGGATGGTGGTTGCATCTTCGATAGCCCGAGTGGCCACCGTCACGCTGTCAAAAATGATTGAGCCCGCCCCCTTGCTGCTGACCGTGCGAAACAACTCATCCCATGTGTCTGTGAGCCCGGCAATGGCACCATCCAGCGTGGCTGCGCGCAATGCCATGGCTCCGGCAAATTGGTTGTTGCCAAGGCCCTCCAGGTAGCCTGTGATTTCCTTGGCGCTGTTGCCCACCGTGGTGGTCACACCTTGAAAAGTGAGCTTCACCTGGCTGCCCTGGGCGCTGGCCTTGATGCCAAATTCCTTCAGGCGTTCAAACTCGCCTGTGCTGGCATCGGCCACGGCCTCCACCATTTGGCTGAGGTCCTTGCCCATGGCGCTGGCAGTGTTGCCAAAGCTGGTCAGTGATTGAAGCGTGGGGTCAAGACCCAGCGCTTTCATCTTCACAAACCCTTGGGTTGCTTGCGCCAGGCCAAAAGGTGTTTCTTTGGCGAAGGTCTTGATCCACGCCATTTCACGCGCAGCTGCTGCGCTGCTGCCGGTGACGGTTACCAGGCTGCTTTTTAGCACATCAAACTCACGCTGCACCGAGATGATCTTGCCGATAGTCTGCGATGCCGCAAAGCCAATAAACATTCCAGTCATTGCTTTGGCCGCTGTTGCCCCGGCCTTAGCCAGTTGGCCAATGCTGACGTCAACGTTTTCAATCTCTCCACGGACCGCGCGTGCACCCTCAATGGCCAGCTTTAGAACAACATCATTTGCCATGGTAGACGCCTCGTTGGCACTGGCTATTCACGCAGCTTCGAAAACTCCTCCAGGCTGGCACGCTCCATTGCCTGCAAGCAGCCAAACACCTCAGCAAAGTGACGCGGCTTGACGCCTGCAACTTCGCGCAGGTAGAAACCAACACCGGGGTAATCGAGGCCAGTGCGACCCTCAGGCCCTTTGTGCCATTGGGTTTGCAATTGATGCCAGATGTTCCAGGTAGACACATTGCAAAGCCAAAGGTAAAAGACTTCAGGGGTAGAGGCGTCGACCTGGTCATCAGCCAGGTCGCCAGCTTGTTCAGGCTGCAAACCCATGGCCGCCGCTGCAGCGATGTACTCATCTTCAGCATCGTCTGCCTCCTCGTGTTGCATGAGCTGGCCACTCGCCCACAGGCGCGCAGCCTGCGCTAGTTTTTTTCCTTGCTGCCCGCTTGCATCTGATAGGCGTTCCAGACAACGGAAAGCACTCTGGGCTGGCGCAACATGAGATCAAAGGCCTCACGGGTGAACGGTGCGGGCTCGTTGTTCTCCAACAGCACCAGGCGCTGCCCCTGGCAATCAGTCACGTTGTCCAGAAGAAAGTCCTTTACCGAGAGCTCGGGCTTCTCTTCGATCTCTTCTTGCGTCTTGCGCAAAGCGACCAGCGTGAATGTGAACAGCTTGTCGACCACGCCTTCGCGCAAAGTGAACTTGACCGGCACGGAAATGACATTGCCAATAGCAATTTTGTACATGTGAATCCTTTGAATATTTGGGGTGACACCCGGACTCTGCCCAGGCGCATGCAATGCAATTACAGGCAGATGATCCGCACTTCGTCATTGCCCGCCACGGGCAGGATTCGCATGTCAAAGCCGATTAGGCGCATGCCGTTGACCTCTTCCTTTTTGGGATTGATCAGCTGCACGCTGGGCATATGCAACATGATCTGGTTGCCCGTGACATTGCCCATGACAAAGCCAACGCCGGTGAGAGTGTTGGCCTTGACTGCAGCCATTTGCGTCACCTCCTGCGCAGCCGTGAGCTCGATGCTCATGGAGCCCGACACCTTGCGGTCACTCAGCACCACCTGCTCGGTGGTAAGCATGGGCACAAAGTCCACCTGGTTGCCCCAGTCCAGCGTCAATCCGCTGGAGTTATAGCTGGTGCCGCCGGTGAGCGCGCCGGTAGCGTAGGTGCAGCCCAGCTTTATGTCGGTCACATTGGCTTTGGTAATGGCCAGCGGAACCTTCCAGCCGGTCAGCACTGCAGTGGCATTGGCAGTGACGCTCACGCCGCCATCGGTACCAACAAAGTCAAAGGTGAGTTTGGGTGCTTCACCAGACTTGGCCGACAGCTTGACATTGCCGAATGCACCAATGAGCTTGTGCAACAGGCCGTCGTCATACCAGTAGATGGTGGCCGTCTTCAGTGCGTCAGTTACGGGCAAGTACTCCACGCGATTGGGCGTAGTCAGGCCAGTGGTTTCTGCCGATGCACAGGCAAGCAACAGCGCACCCCAGGCGGGAGCCGTAGCCGCCGTGCCACTGCCTGCCAGCAACACACTAAAGCTGCACTTGACACTGGCAGTGCCCACCAGGCTGGGGCTATTGCCTAACCACGGTGCCACGATATTGGTATCGATGTTTTTCGCATCCAGCGGCGTGATGGACAGGTCCATTGCCTGGATCGCATTGGCAGCACCCGTGGGAACTGCATCGACGCCGGAAGTGGTCTCGGTCTTGACCAGGATGACGGTTTTCTTAATAAGACGTGGCATAGCGGTAGCTCCTTAAATGGCGTCAGTGGCAGCAGGCTCGGGAACAGGCGCGCCGTTCTCGTCAATCTCTACCCAATGCGGGGCGGTATCGCTCCAGCGGTAACGACCACCCCCGGGCACCGGAATGCTCTCGGGGGTGGGGTTCTGCACAGCTGCTTCGCTCGCGGGGGGGTTATTTTTTGTAGCCATCAATTGCTCCAGTAATAGGTTGTCAGGTCAAACTCATCAATCCACCACAGACGGCCATCGCCATCCAGGCGCAGCAGCCGCCCACTGGCAAAGCTCACCGCCTCGCCGTTGCTTGCATCGGGCACCCAGCCCACCAGGGCATTGCGCAGATTGGTGCGCAGTGCGTGCAAATCGTTCATTGACGCGTCACCCGTGGCATCGCGCTTGTTGATGATTCCGTGCACCACGCCAAAGGTCTGCTGCGTGCGCTCGGCATTGCTCGTCAACAGGCCCATGTCAGCACCGGCCTCAGCCAGTGGCAACACAAACGCACCAGGAAGCGCCACAGCGCCGCCCATGGCCGCCTCCAGGTCTGCAGCCACACCAATGCTGCGCAAGCCCGTCAATGTGGCTTTGAGGCGTTCTTTGATCAGGCTCAGATCCACAGCGCAACCTCAATAGCCACTTAGGCCTGCAGCATCAAACTGCTTTGCATCCGTGCGGGTGGCCACCGCATTGCCAGATCCGCCAGACGTTGGCAGGGCAGTGATGCCTGCGAGCTGCACCTCGCCGCTGGCCATGCGCTTGAGCAAGCTCACCGCATCCTGGTAGCGCACACGCACCGTCTCCGGCACGCCATCGTCAAACAGCCTGTAGCGGGCAATCTCGCATGCCAGGCGGTTGATGGATGTGGGCGTGCTCTCCAGCGGCAAGGTGTAGCGCGAGGCCAGATAGACATCGATCTCAGCGTCAGCATCCGCCAAGGCCCGGGTCAGCACCGCCACATCAATGACAGTGCCATTGGTGCGGTCGGTACGCTGAGCCAGTTCAGTGGCGCCAAAGCGTTCTGTCATGTCTGCCTGGCTGGCGTAGCTCATGTGCGATGTCTCTGCTCAGGCGCTCTACGTGGGATCTGCAGGAGCTGCCAAGTCGGCTGCGATCAGACTTTCAGCCGTACTGGCGTCGGTCTCGAACACATCCTGCTCGGCAACATCCAAGCCGTCCACCCGCAAAGGCGTCAAGGCAAGTAAGTTCACCAGGACCACAGGAGCCTGCGGCTTCTCAGCCGGGACAGTAGATTTCTTGGTAGCCATGGTGTTATGCCACCGCTGCAGAGATCAGATAGCCAGCAACCGCACCAGCGATCACCGGTGCCACCTCGTCATCCACTGGGTAAACCCAGCTCTTGGCGTTGCGGTCCAGGTACGGCTGCTCCACCAGCGGGTAACCCGTCAGGCGGTAGGTGTAGCCATAGGTGGGCGCACCCATGGCAGCCAGACCGCCCAGCTCGGTGTAAGCCACCACCACAAACTTGCCCCACACATCGGTCATCACGCCAGCTGCGTCGGTGTATACCGCCTCACCAACCACCACTTGCTTGACGCCAAAGAGGCCAGCCAGCAGCTCAGTCGTAGCCGTGTCGCGACCCGTGTACTTCATGCGGTCGATCACCTTGGGGTGCATTTTCAGCATGGAGAACACTGCAGCACCCATCACGATCGTGTTGGGGCGCTTGCCGATCTGCTTGCGCACCGCCTCTTTGGCAGTCTCAATGTCCTTGATCGGATCGCTCACGCCAGAGGTCAAATCACTCCACTGGCTGGTGCCCGCCAAGGTAATTTTGTTGGCGGCGCTGTAGTTACCGGCAGCTGTGGCCAGAGCGGCTTGTGCGGCCTCCAGGCGCAGGGCGATGATGTTTTGCGTACGCATCACCGCATTGCTGCCCAGGTTGATACCAGGAACGGCATTGGCCTCCTGGCTCAGCTCCACAGGCACCATGCCTTCAAGCGAATGGCTTTCCAGCGCAAAGCTGGCACCGCTGTAGCCGTACTGCACCCGGCGGGTGTTTGCACCAGGAACACGTCCCGTGTTGTAGAGCGCAAAATCTTCTTTATTGAAAGTGATGATCTTGCCGCCGCGCATGCCAACGGGCACATAAGGGAACAGCATGCTGCCAACCAGCTCCGAGTTGCTATAGCCCTGGGCTACGGTGCTGAGGATCGGGTCAATCACCCGGGCTTGAGAGACGCTAAGTTGAGGCATGTTGAATTGCTCCTGGAGAAAACTTGTTTAGGTAACGGCGCTGCGCGGTTAAGCCGCGTTAGGGATCAGCAGCACTTCAATGAACTGGCCTGCAGCCGTTGCAGCCTCCAGTGCCACAGCCACCTTGGCGCCACCGGTCACCCAGGTAATGGCGCGCCCGGTGGCGTCTGACTTCAGGGTGGCGCCCGCTGCCACAGCGGCACCGGCTTCGACCACTGCCGTGCCCAGCACGTCAACCGGCCCCTTTTCGGCGATAGCACCGCTG